CTGGAGCTACAAAATGACAACAGCAACAACTTCAACACAAACTCAAGAGCAAATTGAATGGGATATGCAATGCTACGGCTGCACATCACAGTCTTTACGCAAATCCTTAGACAACGATATCTCAGCAAAAATGACTGGGAATTACTTAATGGTTGTTGCAAGCATGATGTCTGATGCGCAACAAGAGATTGAGTTTGGTATGGATGAGTCAGCAAGACAAACACTTAATCGTGCCAAGTTTGTTTTATTCAACTATGTAATGAATGACAACGAATAATTAACGGGGCGCAAGCCCCTACAAAGGACACTATTATGAAATACGTTAGAGCAAAATTTGATGATGATTTTTCTGAAACCATACCTTGCAACATTCCCGATCTAGTTGAGCAGTTCTTAATCAATTCACCAAACTTATCAGACTACGTTGAGGAACTAGACATCATTACCGACCAGGTGCTGGTGATTCTTTACGATGCTAATGACGATAAGCTGGGTCGTATTCGTGACCTTTACAATAAACGCATAAGCGAAATAGCATACTTTGTTGATGAAAACTACGACACCAACAAACACGCAGCTTGGCTTTTAGAACTAGCGATGGAGTAAATCATGATTGACTATAAAAACCACAAACCTAAAAAAGATTGGACACCAGCAATAGAAGGTGTTTGCTTTGTCCTTAGCATGGCTATGCTTGCTTTTCTTTACTTACTGATAGGAGCTTAATATGTGCCAGGCACAATTTCAAGCAGAGGTGATGGATGAGTTATCCATTAACGAATACCAAGAACACAAAGCCGATCTGCAAAAACAGTTTAGCGAGTATTTATACAGCAACTACTCAATATGCAACGGCACAGCTTTAATTGAACTACTTGAATCTGGTGACGCACTAGCAGACTTCCTAGACCTTAACGGTTTAGATGCTGACACCGAAATTAATCTTTAGGAGAATGAAAATGGCAAAACAAGGATTTGTTGAAATACATGGTAAGGCTTATGAAACGGTTGCTAGTCGTGTTGCACGATTTAGAGAGTTTTACCCTGAGTACACCATCCAAACTAAAATAATTAAGATTGACTCAGATGAGTGCATTGTTGAAGCTGGCATACTAAACGAGGACAGCCGCCTGATTGCTAACGGTCACGCCCAAGAGTTCAGAGCTAATAGCCAAATCAACCGCACCAGCTACGTTGAGAACTGCGAAACATCAGCAATAGGTAGAGCATTGGCAGCGTTCGGTATTGGCGGCACAGAGTTTGCCTCGGCAAATGAAGTGGTTAATGCTATACACCAACAAAAGCAGCCAGAGCAAAAACAACCAACAATTAATATACAAGCATTAATTAAACAAATTACCGACACCAAGTCACTTGATGAATTATTGAAAGCATTTAAAGACGTTTACCCTAAAGTGCAAAACGATGCTGCAGCCACCAAGCAGATCATTGCTGCCAAAGATGAAATGAAATCATTATTTGAAGGTGAATCAAAATGAATGAGCAACGCACAGAGTCTTGGTTTGCTGATCGTATAGGCAAAGTAACCGCCAGCCGAGTAGCCGATGTATTAGCTACAGTCAAAACAGGGGAGTCTGCTAGTCGTGCTAATTATCGCTGGCAACTCGTTTGTGAACGTCTAACGGGTTTAAAAGAGGAAACCTATACCAATACATCAATGGACACAGGAACGGAACGTGAGCCACTAGCACGTGCCGCCTACGAGCATTTAAACGATGTATTTGTAACGGAAGTGGGCTTTATCCAACATCCAAGCATTGAAATGGCAGGTGCAAGCCCAGATGGTCTTGTTGGTAACTACGGCTTGATCGAGATTAAATGCCCTGGGCAAACAGCACATGGTCAGACTTTGCTTACTAAGAAAGCCCCTACAAAGTATATCCCCCAGATGCAAATGCAAATGGCTTGTACCGGTGCTAGGTGGTGCGACTTTGTAAGCTACAACCCAACATTCCCAGACAACCTACAGCTTATCGTTATACGTGTAGAACGTGATGCAGAGTTCATAACCAACATGGAAACAGAGATTATTAATTTTTTAGCAGAAGTAACTGAAACAGTTGACCAATTAAAAAGGAGCTAATCATGTCACAAAAAGCAAAAATACTTGAATGTCTAAGCAGGGGATGGAAGTCCCCACTCGATGCACTACATGAAGCTGGCACGATGAAGCTGGCCACTAGGGTTGGTGAACTGCGCCACCAGGGTTATAAGATTAATGACATCTGGCATGAGTCTGGCAAATACAAACTTTATAAACTAGAGCAGTTAGTATGATGAACTTCATCAGCGATTTTATTGATGAGTATGGTCATGCCTTGATGTTTAAAAGCGTTTATGGGTTAAAGGTTGAGCCAGACCCTAATCGTGAGAAACGAGTTCAAGCTGTGATTGCATTGATGGGTGATAAGTATTTGCTGGCAAAGCCAGTACAGAGGAAACAAAATGACAGAATTAAATAATAAAATAGGCACGTTACTATGTGAGCTGCGTGAAACCCAGAACACAGTAAAAGAAGTCAGAGCTGATTTATTACGAGCAGCCTTTGAAGCTGGGCTAGATCAAAACACAGCATTAAAGATAAACGTAGCAGATTGGCTTGATGGGTATTTGGTGGCACAAGGGATCGTGCCTGATTATCGTAAGATTGAAGCAGCAGAGTTTAACAATTACTAGGAGTTATAAAATGGCACAATATGAACAACGTGATAACAGTGGCGCACTATTTAGGAATGAGAAAAAGACTGAAAGCAAGCATCCAGACTATCAAGGTGACTGCTTGGTCAATGGAGTTAAGATGCGTATGTCAGCATGGCTTAAAGAATCTAACGGCAAAAAGTTTATGAGCCTAGCGTTCAGTGAGCCGTTTGTCCCACAAGGTCAGCCAGTTAAAAAAGCTGATCCAATGGATGATTTGGAATCGGATTTTCCGTTCTAATCATGGCTACTAAAAACCCAATTACTGGTGACTTAATCAAAAGCAAATACAGCGACAGCTATGCTGATAAGTTTGATGCTATCTTTCGTAAGCCTAAAGACAAGCCAAAAGTTAATTGGGTTGATGCTTTTTCTGATAAAGAATTAGAGGAGTTAAAAGATAATGAAACGTAATCTAATAGCACTAATAGCATTAACCTTAATTAGCCAGCCAGTTTTTGCTAAGTGTTATAAGTCCAATGTATGTGATGACCTTGGTCAGAATTGCGAGGCAATAGACATTTGTGATAATGTGTTTGATGCCCCAGCAACAAATTTTGCACCATTAACACCGCTGCCTACATTGAAATTTAAACCACTGCCATCATTGCGAGTGCCACCAATCGGCACAACTCAATGCGACTATATGCAAGTCAATGGTCGCTGGCAGAATGTTTGTAAATAAGGGAGTTTATTATGACTTGTCAAAAACAGTGCAACCAAGGCCGTGACTGTGACTGCGACAGAAGTGGTGATCGAGCAGCAGTGGTCATTAGTGGATTAATACTAATAGCTGTTCTGGCTATGGGCTTTGGTATATACAAGCTGGTTAAACCCAGCACAGGCTCACCATGCAGCGTTGAAGTTAAGTTTAAAGACAGCACTGCCACCTATATAGGCAGCAGCGTATGAATAATGTCTGGGAACTTACAGAACACATCCGCTACCTTACACAAGGTATGGAGTCGGATCATTATATAATTATGGATTTAAAAAACGAATTAAAACTAGCGAGAGAACTTATGACTGAAGCACAACTAAAAGAACTAAGAGAATTATTATTAAAAGCCCAACGCAAGACCTCATAGACGATTGCCGCATGGTCGGCATTGTCTTTCCAGATGTATTAGAGCCAGTAGATTATGAGTTGCTTAATGCTTTTAAGCTGCTCATTTATTTACAAACAGAAAGAAAATTTACGAATCACGATTAAACAGTGCGGCCTCATCTTTGCGCCTGTTATCCAAGCCCTTTAAGACCTTACCACCAGCTTTGTTATACTTGAGTAGGCTTTGTATGGCAGTCGTTTTATCGCCACGTAGCAACGCTTGACGGATGGTTGATCGCTGAAGTACACCAAGACCAAGGTTAAAGCTAAAACTGACCAAAGCATCAAATTCATTTTGTGAAAGTCGTATAGGTAGATAACGGACAACCCCTCGTTCAAATCGTACGACATCCTTAGCCAGTATTGCGTCAACTTCCACCTCACTCCATTTACGGTTATCTTGTTGTTTCAATGGGTACGCTTTACGCGCAGCCATGCCATCTATGTTTGATGGTATCTTTGCTTGCTCTGGGTACATTACATGGCCCACACCAATAGTCCACAGCTTGCCAGGGCATTGATACGGTTTGTATCTCACGCCCTCATGGTGTTTCAGCATTTTAATTAGTTCTTTACTTACCTTCACGATGCTTTTCCCACTGGCGTGAACCAAAGTAGAAGCCGATTATGCTTGAAACAATAGCCATTTCATCATCAGAAAATACCAAAGCCATTGCCGTAGTGAACTCAACGCCTGTGTATATTGCCCAGACAAGGCCAGCAACATCAACAAACACTAGCAAGCCAACAAAGGTAAAAGCAATTATAGGGCGCACCTTAGCGTTTAAATCTACTGTGGCTTGTGATGCCTTGTCCATCATT